TTACCGATCGAAGCGCGAGACTAGCCCCTTCAGGAAGGTGAGGACCAGTTTTCGGTCCACCTCTGCCACGCTATCGAAGTAGTAGTTCAGAAGGGTGATTGCCGCTTTCAAAAAACGCATTTCCATGGACTTACTCCTTACTTTGGTTTTGTGAAAGCAGGCACAGGAGGACTACTGAAATTCACCAGGAATTATTTTATAGTCTGGAATGCGGTTGGTACTCGCCAAAGTTTTAACCGCTCTTACAGCAGGTCCTCCGTGGCCTGCTGTTTCTTTTTACTGCTTCCTCAGCGCAGCCGCAACCCCCTGAAATTCTCGCCAAGTTCCGCTCTTAATATATTGTTTTATATATACAATTATGCGCTCAATATAATGTGGAAAACTCTAAAAACCTTGATCTACGTAGGGTAATCCGACATATAAAAGATTTATCCACATATTTGATCCGCTGCTTTTCCACTGAATCAACTTCGTAGCGACCAACAAACAACAATGCTATACAGCGCACGCTTTTTATTCGTTTTGTGAGGCAGGTCACATTTTTTCTATGGCTTGCAAGGCCTCCTCTGCGCCGGGCAGTGCAACCCACAAATCCCTTGGCGTGACTCTGAAGGCCTCAATATTAAAACGGCGGTGACCTGCCATGATCATCGCCTTGGCGGCCAGCTCCGAACAGAACCACCGATGGGGGCTCTGCCAGGTTGTGCGGAAAGGCATCGCCAACAGCGCCACCCAGTCATAGGGCTTGCCGATCTGGGACTCCAGGAAGTCTATGGCGGCCTGTTTGTCTTTTACCCGTGCACGGATGGAAACCGCCTTATCCCAGCGATGCTCAAAGCCCCAGGCGCTCATCCGTCGAACACCTTTGCCGGCCATGGCGTCATACACCACGCCGTCGATCTCGATCGCAACGTGATTCCATTGGCTGAAGGTGAGCAGGCGGATCAGCCAGCCGCCGAGGTCGGTGGTTTTGCAGAACCAGATTTTCATATATACGCCCATTTTTGGGATGAATTACCGCCTCGCCTCATGGCATGATAAGGAACCGAAGTAAATGGAGGCGACGATGTTAAAAAGGATTTGTGTTTTTCTGCTGGCCACCGCTTCATTCCCCGCGGCCTCTGCAATATACCAATGCGAGTCAAACGGCCAGAAAGTGTTTTCTGATCAGCCCTGCGGGAATGATGCAAAGTCTGTAGAGGTGAATCCTGTAACCATTGGCGGCCGTCTTGATAGCGGCACGGATGTCGATCTCGGCAGATCGGGCCAGACAAAACCGGAGCGCAGAGCGAAATCAAACGAAGATTGTCCATACATCAACTCCACCGATCTCAGGCGTTACATCATCAAGAAAACGCTAGTCAAAGGAATGAAGCCTGCTGACGTAAGGAAAGCCTGGGGCACTCCTTCCAGTATCAGCACCGGGCGCACCACTCAATGGGCTTATCACTTTGACGATTACTCCTCCAGATATGTTTATTTCCGCAATGGCTGCGTCACAAATTGGAACGGATATTTCCCGCAGGATTAAGCCGGCACTATCGATTTGAGCTTTGAGCGGTCAGTAGAAATGTTGAGATTAAGGTTCTCGAAGGTGTCGTATTCGTGTCTGGTTATCTCTGAAACATCAATTGGGATGCCCGCCTCATCGCGCAGTATTTTGTAGTGGATAAGGCGGATGGAGCCAAACACCGTAAGCGTGTCGTTGCTGAGCTGGACACCAAGTATCCCGCGAGTTAGCCCGCTAGTGACAGCCGAATCGAATTCCAGGTAAGTCATATCGACCGGCACGGAAATTGAGGTACTATCTGCAATGCGCGTCAGGCTAACCGAGCCATAGCAGGCAAAAACAACAAGCTCGTCAGTTATATCGAGCAGCCCGGACTGCTCATGCGGATTACTGTCACACCAAGAGAAGGTAGTGACAACTGAGTCATCCGCAATTTTTTTAACCACGATTCCTCCGTTGTCGGCCCAGGCGTAATAGTTCGGCGAGCAAGACATGAAAATGTAACCGCCTGCATAGGAGGCGGCGCTAGCCAGAACAATGCTTCTCAGGAAGTTTCCGCCAAGGTCATAAACCTGGACTGTCGCTGCGTCAACTTCATCCATGACCGACAGCCATATTTCTGACAGGCCAGAATCATTATTTTTGACTACGCGAATGTCGTTGACAGACCAGGTGCTCGGAGTATCTATAATCTCGGCCCCGTTTTTGCCAACATCGCCATCAGGAACGGTAAAGTAGTAATCGCCATCGAAAAGAGCATAGGCCGAACGGTTTGTGCCCTGGCTGGCAAGATCAACATCGCCGCCAAAGCTAATGCTACAAACCCATCGTTCCGGGTATCCGAGGCTTTCGCTTTCTCTCCGATAGGATCTCCACAAAATGTCAACAGGCTCAAGTCCGCCGCCCCTGGTTAGCCCAATGCCTTCCGAATAAACTGGATCTATGCCGCCGGGATTTCTCATGGCCCTAGAGGCAGGAAGGCGCCTCGGGTGTTGAACCAGCCTATTAATGTCCCGCTTATACCTGTTACGCATAGGATTCAACCAGTCCGTTGGTGCGTACCGACAAATCCGTGTACGTGCCTTCACTCAAGTCCGTGGCCTCGATTCGAATATGTACCTCTACCGAATTGGCCGCACCAGAAAGTATCTCAGGGCCGATAGTGAGCGGGTCTCCTGCAACGGCCGAGTCGAGCCCGGATGCTGTAGCAGAGAGCTTTACCGCAGAGGCAGATTGCCCGGAGCCGGTGTCCGAATCCGCCACACTCAACACGATGTCATCTGCGCCTGGGTTGGAGGCCGCCTCGAACTTCTTGCCGGATTCTGTTGACCCCAGGTAAATCACCGAGTCAACCGGGCCGGTTGCTCCGTCAGATCGCTGCAGAGCACTTAGCTTTGTGAGCAGCGAAGAGAGAGCGGCATCATTATAAACTTTTAGGCTAATAGCCATGGCTCACCTATAGGTTAACTGTCATGGTTTGATTGTACGTTTTCGCTTCAACCTCTATCTCCTCGAAATGCTCGACTGCATCCCGCGATTGGTCGGAAATTTCAGGCGTCAGAATGGCAAAGCGCTCATCGAACGGGTTGGGAACGTTGTTAAGCTGGCTGAGGTAGTTGCCGACATAGCCTTGAAATGCTTCGCTGGGAGGCTCAACAGCGCCGGTATAATCCTGCAGCTTTGTATACAGCGTGGTAAAGGTTCCAAGCGCGGTTTCAGTGTAGTCCAGACCGTCATAGGCCAGCGATGTACCAACAGCTACGTCGCCACGGAAAATGGCAAGCTCAACGTCTGTGACTGCAGATCCATTTTCAAAATCAATGACGTGCCGGATTCGGCTGCATTTGCCTTGAGCGGTGACGCTGCTAGATTCCAATCTAACAAAGTGGTACAGCTCAAGCTCGGGCTGTATTAGCGTTGTGAACGCAACAGCGTTCTGCCTTGTGCTTTCTTGGATAATCACTTCGGCTTGAGCTACTGCTGTTTGCAGGGCGAGATCAATAGATGACTGATCGAAGGTTGGCCAAACTGTGTCAGACCCGATGCTCGTCGGATTCACGTCCGGCTCATAGTCGAAGCCTTCGAACCCCGTTTCGTCAGCCGAGGTGTCGAGCGATACACGCATATCCTCAGAAATCAGGCCGAATCGTTCGATATTCGCCTGACTTTTCACCGTGATAGCGTAGGATTCTTGGACATCCTGGACCCAGCGCTTTCTGATAGTGAAATCTGCAGCAATAGCTAGAGAAAGGCGAACATCGTCTGAGATTGACCAGTTTGTTGAGCCACCGCCAGGAAGGTCGTATTCGCCAGATTCGGGCAGGCGCTCATAGGCCACCTTGCCAAGAATCGACCATCCATCAGCGCTTGCAGCGCTCTCAATCATCGAGGTCGTTGGTAGGCTGGTGTTTTCCTCAAGGTACTCACCAAATGACCTTGGGTATTCCCACCAGTATCGGCGCTTCCGTTCCCTAAAGAACTGATAAGAGTACTCAGCGTCGATGTTGACTTGAGTCACTATGTCACGGCGACTTCCCCATTCCACAGATATTGAATCAGGGAATGTTTCGGCATCAGAAAACAGGAAATCAAAGCCTGGGGCGTACCATTGTCCGAATACCAACTGGCCATTTCTGTCCAGATCGGCACTGGCCGGCATGGTTCGAAGCAAATCTTCGGCAAACTGATCGGAGGTTTCGTAATCACCGAATACGGCAGGACTCCATTTTGCCTCGGTATCCTTAAACAGTTCCTCGATTGCGCTACGCGGTTTGTTTTCGAACCAGCCTTGCCTGTTGTCGGTACAGCTTAGAACGATGCTGTTATCCTCCAGAGACAACTCAGGCAAATCGACGATTCCCGTAAAAATGCGGAATGATGAATCATTCTGTAGGTAGTCAATAGTAACGGGAAGATTTATCCATTCGTCTGGCTCAAAGATGCCGGGGTATAACACCAGGGCAAAATTGGCAACTCTCGCCGAGCCTTCCTCTGCATCCACTTCAATCGAACCGATGAGCCGGCTGGTATAATCCTGGCCGCCAACCTCAACGCGCACCGCGAAAGTACCGCCAGAAGCCGTGCCATTATGCCCCGGGAAATTGGATGCATCATAGACGGTCACGGATAGCGGAAGAGTCAGCGTTTCAGGCGTCGCAACGTCTATTTCAATCGGGAGGCTCAGTGTCCCGGTGACAGAATCGACCGAAATTTCCAGCGGCAGAAGAATGAGACCGTCAGCCAGATGGCCGTTAGCGGAAGCCATCAGGCTCAGCGTTGCGGCTCCATAATCCTCGGTGAGCTGGCCGTCTCCGCTTGCCGCCAGACTCAGCGTCGGTGAGCCAATATTTTGAGAGAAGTTAACGCCTTCGGCTTTAGCCAATAGCGGCAGGATTGAGTCGCCATTTCCGGTTGCTCCGGTTTCAAGAGTGATCGTCCATTCGTCCAGCGTGCCGGAATACTGGTTGTCAGTGGTGTCAAGCACGAACAATTCCCAATCTCGGTCGCTACTGACCCCATTGAAGTCGCTCAGGTCAAAGTCGTAATAGTAAGTGTCGCCAGACTGACTCTCATACGAGTATTGCTCCAACTGAACACCGGTGTTGCCATCGGACAAATAAAGCCGAATGTCGCCCAGATTCGTATGCGTAATCTGGATCTGAACATTGGCGTTTTGCACCGTTCCTTGGCCGCTTATTGTGATATAGCTGTAGGTGTCGTAAGGGGCACCATTATCAATTGCGAGCGGCGTATCAGTGCTTGTGCCGGTATAGGTTGCCACTTATCAGGCTCCACCAACCGTGATCGTAAAGCTGGAAATGCCGACCGGTTGTCCAGCAGATATGTCCACAGAGGCAAAGTTGATATCTCCGGTTCCATTATCGGCGACAGTAAAATAAGCCGCTTCTACACCGTCTCGATCCAGCGCCCGAGCCCAGCCAATAATTCCGGCTGCATCAGCAGAGGCGTCCTCGGTAATAGCATCCAGCGTCAAAACACCATTTGATACTGTGCCTACCGTATTAGTTAGAGTCAGCGTTGCCAGAAGCGTGTCGCCGATGGCTCCGCCCATGGATGAAGGAATTGTGCCGGTGTACAGTTCAATGGTCGGGCTGCTGGTTGTGCCTGCGGCCATCGCGTCCAGTATGATCTGTGCGAATTCTGTGCGGTCAAGGGTCTTAATCTTCATCAGTGAATCCTCTCGGTCAAACTTCTTCAGCCACCAGCTCCCACGCAAACGTGGCAGAGTCGGCCTGGGTGTCTTCAGTGAAATCGGCAATCAAAACAGTGAGGCGGGGATACCAATCAACCTTGTAATAAAGCGACCCGGACACTTCGGTGATCGTACAGTTACCATTCACATCGACCGAAACTGGCGTTTTCACCTGGTTGTCCGCAAAGATCGCATAGGCCACCGGCTCAAACCCGGAGTCCGTGCGTCGCCGGCTGATGTCACCAATCTTGATATCGTTGGCTCCGCCTGAATTGCTCAAGGTGGCGCCGCAAAGCAGTACGTGCTGCGCGGTCCGGTCAAGGGCGCTCAGGCCTGGTAGGGTCCAGCCGGTGGCGCTGATAGTGGTGCGTAACTTGCCGCCATAGAGGGTCTGCTTCACACCGGTCCCGGAGGTGCCCAGTCGGTGGATGGTCGAGCGCTCAATGGGCTGATAGCTCTGTGAGAACGTCAGCACCGAATCCAGGGGAACGGAGAGGCCGCCGATGCTGATGTAGCTCATACTTTGCGCCCCTTCTTGAGCTGTTCCATGTGGGTTTCACGGCGCAGCTGGGCCGCAACTTGCGGGCTGGCGCTCATCGGGTAGGAGCGGCCGCCAAGGTTGAGGTTGACCGGTGTGCTCATGCTTCCGCCGCTGGTCTGCACCAGGCCGCCGGCTGCGAAGCCTGGTAGCCGGCCGGCATTAAGCTGGTTGAGGAAATCCAGGCCATACTTGCGCACAGCGTCCGCTTTCAGTACATACTCCCCGCGAGAGAGGCGAGCCAGGATGCTATCGGAGGTGGAGGTTCCCGGCCCCGTGATATAACCGCCAGTTGCGTAACCAGGGGCTGAAACAGAGCCAGGATTAATACCATTGGTTGGACGGAGCTCCACGGGCACAACAATCGGCTGGTTCTGGATCAGGGTTTTGATCTGGTTGATTACCCGGCTTGCCTCTTCTAATGATTTGGTCTCATCGAACTTGAAGGAGATCGACTCGATCATATTGATCTGGCTCTGGATCTTGCCGAGCGCGGTCTCAGCTTCCTGAACGGCGCTCTTCTGCTCATCCACCAGCGCACCTGATGCAGCTTCCTGGACCTGTTTGGCTTTCTTGAGCGTACCCGTGAGCTGGGATTCTGTGTATTGCCCTGTTTGCTGGAGCGCCAGCACAATATCCTTTGCGGCCAGTGCGGCCTCTACTGCACCCTCGTTGTCGCCCTGGTTTAGCAGTCTGCGCGCCTCAGTGATTTGCGCACTGAAGTCGATCAGATCGAGGTCCGTGTCCTCCTGAGTGCCCGCGCGGATTTTCTCAAAGGCTTCCTTGAAGTCGTCTGCGGCCTGTTTCGCATCTCGGGTTGCTTCCTGCAGGAGGCTCTTCTGTTCACGGACCACCGACTCCTGAGCTTTGAGTGCATCCTCTAGGCTCTTGATTTCCTGCTTTACCAGCTTGTCGATGTTCTCGTTATATTCCTGGCGTTGCTGAATCAGCTCAGAGGACACATCATCGTAGGTCTCGGTGGTCTCCTTCGCATAATCCTTGATCGCCTGTTCGCTCTCAGCCAGGCTCTGCTCAATAGCTTCACTGCTATCGTCCAGAGACCCAAGAAACTTCTGAATAGCGATCTCCAACGCGATCAATCCAAGGCCAACGAAGGTTGCTGCCTTCAGGCCTTGAATAGAGATACGCAGCGCATTCACGCCACGGGCAGCAGCGATCGATGCCGTGGCAAATCCGTAAAGCCCCTGGATGTAAGATCCCAGCTTGATTGCCACCAGAATCTTCGCGAACGTGCCAAGCGCTGAAACGATGGCTTCTGAGTTGTCCGCAATCGCCAGGAACCCTTCAGCAACGGCGTCCAACTGAGGAGCAAATTTCAGCAGTGCTGCCGTGAGCTTCACGGACAAAGTGCGCTGCACAATGCTCAGCTGATCATTGAGCTCCTCGGCATTGCGTAGCAAGTCTTCCGGAATAATGAGCCCAAGCTCGTCGGCCTGGCGCTTCAGGCGCTCGAGGTTGTCTCCGATCTGCACCAACTTGAGAGCTTCGGAATCGAAGAGCTTCGCGGCCAGTGCATTCCGGAGTGTGACATCCTCGATCTGAGACAGCTTCTGGATGGCCTCATCGAACACCTCGTTTACCGGCCGGAGCGTTCCATCAACACCGCGCAGGCTCAGGTTCAATGCCTCAATCGCAGGCCTCGCTTCACCGGTGCCCTGAGCGGCCTCACCGAGACGGCGACCAAACCGCTGCAGACCCATCTCCAGGGTATTCGTCTCAATACCGGAAAGTTCCGCAGCGAACCGGTACCGCTGAAGCTCGTCAGTGGTAATGCCCAGCCGGTCCGCTGTTTTGGCAATCTCATCGGAGAGCGTTACGGCTTGATTTGCCAGCGCAGTCAAACCGCCACCGCCAAGGGCAATACCGCCAATGGCCGTCACCAGCCCCTTCACTTTTAGCTCAGCGCCGCCGGCAGCCCTGGAGATAGCATTGTAGTCTGAGGCTATTGCCTTGCCCCCACGGCCAGAGGACTGCCTCATTTTCTTGAAGGAACCCGAGAGAGTCGCTTCGGCGCGATTGACTACACGGTTGAAGTCCGCCGCATCACCTCGAAGGCGGTACGTCACATTCTTTTCGACCATGGGGACCTCCGGGCGGTCACTTCTTGCTGGCTTCTTTCACAGCTTGTTCATAGAGGGACCAGGGATAGCTCAGAACTGCGCTATGCCCGATTCTCGAAAGGGCAAGGATGTTGTGATCTAGGGTCTTACAGGAGGCTCTGAGCTGGGCGCGGACGGCGTGTCGGTTGGTTGCGACGGGCTTCCAATTTCGATCATCGCCGCCCGGAACCTGAAAAAATGCGGGTTGACCTGCTTGCACTTGTCGATCACCTTGACCACATCCGCAGGGGGCAGCTGATCCAATTCCGCTTTATCCAGGTCTGTCATCCGAAGCACATCATCGATACTGGCCCCCTCTTCCTGGAACAGTGCCGCATTCACCGCATCAAATTCCTGAAGGTCCTGCAACGAGCGCAGCCAATCCCGAACATCAGCAACGGTCAACTCCTTGACCGTCACTGTGAGGTTATGTCGCTCGAGTGTTACCGCGCGATCCATCAGGCAAGCACCTTCTTGTGAACCCGGAAGTAGCCAGATTCACCGGCAGCCTCCTTGGCGGTATCCAGCAACACAGCATAAGGAAGGGTCAGCGCGCCGTATTCATCACTGATCAGCCCCAACTCCTCAGCCGCACCCGGCTTCGCACGCCAGATATCAACCACCACAGGAGAACCACTCTGAGCCTCGTTCAAGCCGTCAAACACGATTTCCTTTTCAACCCCTGAGTTCATCAGGGCATCAACAATGTCAGTACCCAGAGATTCGTAGCTAATTTCAATGTCCGCGCCGGAGGCAATGGATCCGCCATCGATTACTTCAATACCAGCGGCACTGATGTTGAAATCCGTGCCCTGGATGTAGGAGGGGGTACCGCTTGGGCCTGTCACCGTTACCGGCTGACTGGTATCGATCAGGAAGTTAGTGCGAACCAGGCCGGAATCCGCGCCAGGCTGAACTTCAGAAGCCACGGAAGATGCCACGTTTGCGCTCACATCACCCCGCAGACCGGCGGCAATGTTTTCGGCGTTAAAGTCATGTGCCGTCACCGTGAGGGCCACTGCCGTGATCCGTTCCCGCTTGTTCGCTTCGCCACCACCGCCACGGTAATTGGGCAAGGAGGCTTCTTCAGTGGTAACCCCCAGCGTTAGCGCCGAGCAGTTTCCAACCTCCCGGAAGGGGTCTGTGCTGCCCCGGGTACGCTCCCAGATCTTGCCATTGCCGATATAAGATTCTTCACGATATGCCATTGTGCTCACTCCTCATGGGGGTTGGCGTACTGCTTTATGAAAGGGATAGTGACGATGCTGGTGGCCACGATCGCGTTGCCGTCCTCGCTGATCTCCACCGTTTCAGATTCATTCAGGATGCCGCGCGGCATCACGTAGCTTTGGTTCAGGTAATCGGTCTTTCCAAGAACGGCTTTTTCAATATCTGCCAGAAGATCCAGGCCCTCCGCCTGGATATCGGTGTTCGCGCTGTTTAGCTTGTGCGCCTCAATCACCAGTGAGAGGCTTGAAACTTGCTGCGGCGCCCCGTTGCTTTTCGATGCCAATTCAGTACCCGCGTATGCCACACACAGGCACACGCCGGCTTCCAATTCATTTTCATCAAAGTTCCGCTGGCCACCCTCTACCTTGGACACGGTGTTCACATACCCGCTGCCAGCAGTAATGCCGGAAACCTTCTGGATAACGCTTTCAATGATTGCACTGACTTTTGATTTCATCGTGCCGTGATCCTCTTGATTGCCTGGTTGACCTCTTTATCAACCTGGATCTCGAAGTAGCGCATAACCTCCGGAGTGATCCGCGTGCGTACTGTGTTAAACACCTGGGAAACCGAAGGCGAATAAAGAACCTGGATTTTGGTATTACCTGTCTTGTACTTCGGGCGCTTTCCGTCAGGCCCCCTCCGCACCGGGACGGCAATCACAGGCACCCGCTTACCGTCTGCGCTAACGGTGGTAACAAATGCTCCCTTGAGCACTTTTCGAGGACCGCCTTTCTTAATGCCAACACTGACGCCACCGCGCTTCAGCTCCCGGTATGGGTAACGGGTCATCAGCACGCCGCGTCTTTTGGCTCGAATCGCAAAAACTTGGTTCTTGTTGGTGGCCCTTCTGATTTTAAGCTTCTTCCGGACATAGCCCGCTTTCAGCCGCACATCCTTGCGGATCTCGGTACTCGCCAAAGTACGGGCTTTCCGGCCGGCATTGTTCGTCGCCCTGGTGATTGCTTTCTGGCCCTCTTTCCCCAGTCTCCGCAAGAACGTAAGCGCTCTTTTATCACCAGCGATGTCCGCTTCTACTCTCATTTACTCACCAGGTGGACCGCTTCGTTGGCCGTGGTCTTTACCCGTTGCCCGAGTTTGTAGGACTTACCACCAACGATCACAATTTTGCCTCGTTGTGGATTCACCTCGGATAACAAGAACGAAAGGGAGACCTGTTCCCGGGCAGAGGTGGACTCCTCTCCCTGAAGCCACAAGGTTTCGGTGTCTACAATCACTCGACAGTTCGGCTCTGCCGATCCATCGTAATACCCGTCATCGGCGAAGTGTTTGAACTGAGCGGAGGACAGTGCGTCCTCCGCCGAATCAAAAAGCGACACGGGTTAGTCCCCGGTTGCGCCGTCGCCTTCTTCACCCGCGCCGGTGCCGTCTCCTTCACCGCCTTCGTCACCATCGCCGGTGCCATCACCGTCACCACCAACTGCAGGCGGCTGGCCGCTGACCTTGGCGGGCTGTGAGGCTGGCTGGTCTTCCTTGAGTACGCGCACTACGTGCTGGGCTTTCTTCGCCTGGGGGGGCGTCATCTCCGCTTTGGTACCAGCTTCGATCACCGTCTTCCGGCCCTGCTTATCACGGTCTTCAACCCGCTTGATGTAAACCACTTTCACTTTTTTGCTGCTCATTGTGAGTCACCTTCTAGCTGTTTATCGGCTGTAAAAAGGAGCCGGCACATGGCCGGCTCAAGTTCCCGTGGCGAATCAGTACACAGTGACGCCCATGGTGGCGTCGATCCGACGCACCACCGGCAGCGGGCCGGACTGGGTCATGATGTATTCCTGGCCGGGGTCATCGGTGGTGAAGTTCTTCGGCCACAGTTCTGCTTCCTGATACTGCGCGTTGGCATCCAGGATGGCGCCGTAGGCACGAACACCACGAGAGCCAGCGGCGCTGACGATGATGATCTCGTTGTCCGGCACGAAGAACTGCTTGGTGCCGTTGGCGTCGTGGTACCAGCCGCTGTAGGTCCACAGCTCAGGGCCGGAACCTCCGAGACGGCCACGGTAGAAGGCATCGGTTTCAGCCGGTGCCATTTCCAGCTGGGTATCGGAACCGCGGCGGGAATCAACCAGCTCCTTGAACGCTGCGCTTTCCAGGGCCCGGCGGAAGGCACCGCGGCCAAAGATCACGTGCGTGGCCGGGGATTCCAGCATGGCGAACCAGTCCTCCAGGTCCTCTACCGGCTTGGCAGTGGTCTGGTCCCAGGCAGCTGCACCACCGGAGATGTCGATGGTGAGGTTGGCGTCACGGCGGAAGTCCAGCAGGCTGGTGGGATACTTCGGGCCGGAAACGGTGACCTGACCAGTGCGGAGGATCTGGGCAATCATCCACTCTTCCCGGCGGCGGATCTTCTGGCGGTGGGTATCCATGATGTCCATGCGGATCGCATCGGCCCGTTGCACGGGGCTGAGCGGTGCGCTGAAGGATTCGCCCGGGCGGCGAACCAGTACGCGGGCCGGATCAACCACGTCTTTCGGCTTGAGGTACGGCGCCTTGAACTTGCGCACTTCACCGCCTGGCTGCTGCGAGATCTGGCCAGGAACGTAGGGGCTCACGAACGGAGCCAGTTTCATATCGGCTTCCCAGGCATCAAAGGCGATTTCCTGAGTGCCGAAGGTCACGGAACCCGGGCATACCAGGTTCAGCAGGAATGGCATGAACGGGTCCAGGCGGCGGACACCATCCAGCAGTTCAACGGTGCTATAGGTCATGGGTGATCTCCTGTCGATCAGTTAGCGGTTGTGGTCAGTGGTGGTTCACTGCCCGGAGATCACTCCGGGGTTACCAGGGTGATCGGGGTACGGTCGAACGCGCTCAGCTGCAGCGTTGCGGTCCAGCTGGCATCCCAGGTGAGCTGGTTCTTGTCGATGTCACCACCCTTCACGAAAACGCAAGGGGCGTCGCCACCGCTGGCGTCGCAGTCGTGGTTCAGGATGCCAACGGGGCTCTCAGAGCCATCGGTGGCGGTTTCAACGGACTGGATCAGCTTGCCGGTAGCAGTTACACGGCCGATGACGGTGCCCTTCGTCAGGTTCTGGCCGCTGGCCAGGGTGCCGCCTTCAAAGGCGACCAACCCACCGAGCACGAACGGAGAGGGTGTATAGGCCTCGTAGGAGGAGCCTGCATACAGGTCAGACATGGTGTTTTCCTCTTGGTTAAATCAGTTCAGTGGTCGGGCCGGCGTGGCCCGATCAGTGGGTGGTCTTCTTGCCGTTGCCAGTAGCAGCAGCGTGCGCCGCGGCTAGGCGGGCCCCGCCCTTCAGCTCGCCGCCCTGATCTGCCTCGGCTTCAGCTTCAGCGGAAATTTCGGGCTGTTTGGTTTTGCCCATGGCGGCTTCCAGCAGGCTTTCGCTGCCAGCCTTCGGCTGAGCGGTATCGGCAGCAGCCAGTGCGGCCTTGGCTTCGTCAACCGACATCTTGGTTTTGAATGCCAGGTGTTGAGCGAGCTTGGTTTTGCCTTCGGCTTCTTCCGCCTGGAGGATTCCGGCAATGCGTTCCTGTTCAGCGGCCTGGGCTTCGGCAGCCAGCTTGGCGGTATCAACCGGTTCGGGCTGGGTCGCTTCCGGTGCCGGGGTTTGTGCAGGTGCTGCAGTAGAGGCCGGGGCGGCAGCCGCCGGCTTGTTCTGGTTTCCAATCGTCATGGTGCTGACTCCGGTGGTTGTCGTGGTTTGGATGTAGTCAGAGAAGGCGGCCAGCATGTCGTGGCCGTTGATGAGCTCGTCCGCAAATCCAACATCGATTGCGTCCTGCCCGGTGTAGATGGCCGCCTCAGTGGCAAGCACATCCGATACTGAAAGCCCGATCTGGGCAGCGACCATTTCGGCGAATTCGTTCCGGATCCGGTCCGACTGGCTCTGGAAATTGGCAAGTACCCGCTCCGGCAAGTTCTCATAGGGATTGCCGTCTACCTTGAACGCCCCGGAGTGAATCAGGGTGACTTCGATGCCGTTCTCAGCCAGCTGCTGTTCAAAGCTGGCGTGCATCATCACCACACCAACCGAGCCACTGCGCGCCGTGGTTGTGGTGTAGCGGTAATCGGTGGCGCTGTGCAGGGCCATGGCGGCGCTGCAAGCAGTGTCGTAGGCAATGGAGCCGATGGGCTTCACGCCCCGCAACTCATGGAGCCGGCGAGCGGTGTCGAAGCAGCCGGAGACTTCTCCACCCGGGGAGTCGATGTCCAGGAGGATCCCTTCAACGGTGCTATCCGACAGGGCTTCTTCAACGCGGGCAATGATTCCGTCATAACCGGTCATGCCGGAGTACGGCTGCAGGTGACCAAACTTGTGGACCAGCGTACCGGCAACCGGGATCACAGCCACTCCGTTCAACACCTCATAAGGCCGGTGCCGGGGGCGGTCCGGATCAAAGCTGTCTGCCCGCAGGCGGAGCTTTTCCTGGGACTCGATCAGGCCGAATTCATCCTGCAGCGAGGCGATACCAAGCCGGGGCGCCAACGCGCCAATGAACACCCGGGCATAGCCAGGTTCCAGCAGCAATGGCTGATTCAGCACGCGGGCTGCAATGTTCTGGTTTCGCATGGTTTTCTCCGGGCATAAAAAAACCCCGCCGGAGCGGGGTTTGGTTTGCATGTAACGAATGATGAAGGCAGTGCTATACGGTTTTGAGCCTCGCCAAGAATGAGACCAAATCACCACCGGTGAATTCGGTTTGGCCCACTCCTTCGCGCCACAATGCGAGGATTGCCGATTCTCTGTCCGAGTATTGTTTTGTCTGTCCAGCCCCTCCCCCTCCACATGTTGGAGTGGCAAGGTTCAACTCGGGGTATGGATCTCTCAGGCGAACAATCACGCAGACTGACTCGCCATCATTTCGCCTGTTGTTGATCTGCTGGTTAATCCACTGCGGGGTCGCATTCTCCAAAGGACGCTCATCGGTCCCTATTTTAACCGTGCTCATTCAACCTCCAGTTCCTTGAGGTAAACGTGAATTGAAGATGCCGCTTTATGCGGCACACCTTCAGTCAAGCACAGTTGATTTAGTTCGCAACCTCTTCTTGTGGCTGCTCTTCAGGAGCCAGCGCCAGCGCCTTCACCCAGCTGGGCGGCGGCAGGCCGGCGTTGCGACGTTCTTCCATTTCCCGGACTTGCTGGGCGAAGATCTCCTGGTAATCCTCACCCATCTTGGCCAGCTCTTTCTCGTAGGTGGACAGGCCGGATTCGATCAGCAGGATGGATTCCTTCACTTCCTTCAGGCCATCAATGGCCAGGCGGCCTGAGCCGATCCATTCCGCGTTGCACCAGGAGGCCTTCGCTTCGTAGAAGCCCCGGCTGGCGCTGCGAGGCATCCTGATCACGCCACGATCCAGCGCTTCTTCGAGCCAAAGGGCGAAGACCATGGAGGCCCACCGGCTGGCGATGATCTTGCGGCGGCCCATGTAGTAGCGCCAGCCTTCCATCATGGAGGCACGAGCGCTGCTGTAGGTGGTCTTGCTGTAGTCCTTGGCCAGCGCCTCATATGGCACATTCAGGCCGGCGGCGATCCAGCGGATGATGGAAGACTCCAGCTCACTGAAACCGTTGTCCGCATTGCTGCTAGTCATCAGCTTCAGTTCTTCGCCAGGCATCAGATGCGGGATCTTGACGCCATTGAGGCGAATATCCGCGCCCTCGTGGTAGTCCGCCAGGGCGGTCATGTAGTCCTCGAGCTTGTCGGTGCCGATCTCGCCACCGATGATTTCCATAGCTGCTTCGCTGCCCAGCTCACTCTCGATAACCGCCGCATACATGGCGTTCACGATGGCGTTCTGAAGCTTGGTCTGTTGCAGCTTGCCCAGCTGAGGCAGCTGTTCCATCACGCTCAGGAACTGGTTGGCGCCCCGGGTCTGGCCATCGCCACGCGGCTCGAACACGTGCAGGAACTGCTGGCGCCCCCAGCTGGTTTCCCTGGGTACGCGGCGCCACTCGGTGCCGAAGCCATCGGAGAAGCCGTAGCCGGTGGTATCGTGGTTCCGTACCCAGAAGGCACGAGCGGCCCCGAAGCGGTCGATCTCAACACCGGAGCGGCGGCGGGCAGTGTCACCGCTGAAGTTCGGGTTGCTGACCCGATGGGTGTTCACCATCTTGATCGCAGTTGCGTACAAGGCCCCGGGCCGGCGCTCGATCCATTCGGCTGAGCCCATGGCTTCGCCCACGGTGCTATGGGTAGCAACGACTTCACGCACCATCATGGTAAGGGTGCGCTTGCGCTCTGCGTCGACCCAGCAGTTGATGGGGTCTTCGGCCCACTCGGTGAATGCAGCCTCAACGTCACGCGCGAAATCCCGGGCATCCTCTTCGCTCATGCCCAGGGCCCGCCAACGCGGCTTGTAACTCAGGCGGAACAGGTGGCCAACGATGTTATCCACGTGCAGCTGCACGCCGTTGCTGGCCAGGCCGTGGTTGCGCACCAGGTCTTCTGCCCTGGCGTTGCCGCGCTTCAGTTCCGGTAGCAAGGCAGCATCGGCGGTTTTCGGCCGTGGGTTCCAGCGCTGCAGCTGGCCGCCAAACCCGGTACCGGTGCCGGTATAGGATTCCGCGCTCGGCAGCGGACGCCCGCGGGCATCCAGCAGTTTGATATCAGGTGCTTTCACAGGATGAACCTCGCGGGCCGGCGGCGGCGCCCAGCACCGCCAAGCTGGCTTTCCAGGTCTGCTATGTAGGCGGCCAGGTCTTTCTTGCTGGCCTGGGAGTATTCCACGGTTTTGCCGTCACGCTGGATACGCACCACAGACTGGCCGGTAATCAGCTTGTGGTAAGCCTCTCGGGCTTCTGCCAGTTGGGTCTCGATGGTCATTTCATTCTCCGGGCTATGTCGGCAAAGCTTCTGCGCTCTTTGGCAGGCTTGGCCTGTTTATCGGCTGCGGGTATCTCCCGGGGGATCTCAGGTGCCGATGGCGCCAGCAAGTCGCCCTGCTTGTGCTTGGCTTCCAGGGCATCCCAATCGGCGGCTTTCTTGATGTGGGCCTTCAGGGTGCGTGCCGCGTGCAGTGCGTACACCTCGCAATCCAAAACCTCGTTCCGGACGCCTGCTTTTGGCTGCCAGACTTTTCGGCCGCCACGTTGGCGAGAAGGCGCTTTGATTTCGCTGGTGATCTGGTCGTAGTAATCGGAGCGGACGTTCTCGTACCAATGCATCCGGCCCGGGCCGTTGCCGGTGAGTTTCAGCCGGGCATCGATCAGGTCTTTGGCCTTATGCGTGCCGATGATGTGGACCGGAAGACCATAGCGGGAGGCCTTGGTAGCCTTGTTGTTCACGTCGACCTTCTTGGCCGGGGTTACGATCTCCCGGTTGATGTTGGTCGATTCACCTTTGATGGCCATGATCTTGACGCCCCGGCCACGGCGGCTTCGCACGTAGCTGTAAACTGCGTCGTTGGTCTGGCCATCGGAGGAGTCAATGCTGGCTGCCGATACATGCAGGCCAAAGCCGAGCTCATGCTGGTAGACACCGAAGATGAACCGGTCGAGTTCGTCCCAGACCGGATCCGTCTTATCAGTGCAGCTGCCCTGGGCTGCAATTTCGCCCCAGTACACCAACCAGCTTTCCTCTCCCCGGCCCCAGGCCCGGACAATCACCGCCAGGCGGTCGTGCTGTACGTCTACCCCAACGGTGAGCAACAGCCCGCCGGCCGGCACGGTACCCTCCTGGTAATTCAGGGCCCGCTCTGCAAGGGCATCGGTCGAGGGCGCGTCGGTCCGGTACTCATAGGCCAGCCCAAGGCAGCTGTTCTCGAAGACGATCATATCGGCTTCGTCGCCCTGCTCCTGGGCATGCTTGGCCTTGAGGTATCGCTCCACCAGCATGGCCAGCTTGGAGCCAGGGAACGGGCTGTAAAGCTCGTTGATGTAGAAGCCGGCTACGCCACGGAAAGGTCTTTCGGCTTGCCACTTCCCTTTGCGGACGTTTCGGTTCTTGTCGACATCCCGCCAGGGCACTCCGCAATGGGGGCACACATAGCGCGCGGTTTCCGGCTGGGCTTTGCCGTAGATCTCATCGATCAGTTCCGCTTCCTCATCCCATATCACGTTGTCCCAGCTGAGCACGTGGCTATCGCCACACTCATGGCAAGGCACGTAGAACTTGCGTTGGTCGCTGGCCAGATAGGCCTTTTCAACCCGGGACAAGCCCTTAACCGTTGGTGTGCCGCCGAAGATGACCTTCCGGTATTCGTAGGTTTTCGCCCGCTCCTCGAGGAGCTTGACCGAGTCGCCCTGCCCTTTGACGTTGGTGTTGCAGTCGTCGGGTTCCTCGACACACACCACCGGCGCGGAAAGCGACTTCACGTTATCCGGCGCGTTACTGGCCACCAGTGCCAGGAACCCGCCCGGGAACTTCTTGAAGTCGGTTCGGTTGCCGGTGCTCCTGGACGTGGACACATCCACCAGCGGCCGGAGCACCTCAGTGGCCTCAACCATGGGGACAAACTTCTGGTCCAGGTACTTGCGGATCGTCTTGTCCTTCGGGAACAGCAGGACGATCGGGCACGGATCGTTATGGATCCGGCGCCCGAGGTAGTTGTTCCAGACACCATCCGTCCATGCCACCTGGGCGGACTTCATGCAGACAACCTCTTTGGCCTTCGGATCGTCCATGGCATCCAGCATGCCCGGCACCCACGGAGTGAGATCCGTTGAGTACTTGCCCGGCATGGGGCTGCTCTCCTGGGCAAGGTACCGGTATTCGTTGGCCCACTCAGTCGAGCTGATCTTCTGTGGCGGCTCGAACTTCAGAAGAGTCTGGGCGATCACCCGCTCCAGGTTGGCCGCCAAGGCCTGCCAGTTGTCTGAGGATGGATCGAGAATGCTCATTCAATAGCTCGATATCGAGATCAACGTCATACAGCGTGTCGATCTCTGTCTTGAGTTTCGGGTTGCCAGTCAGAACACCCGTTCTGATCGCCAGCACCACCTGTTCCAATCGAGCCCCTACCAGTGCCGCGGGCACCAGTTCTTCAAGATCTTTCGCCAGGGCCAGCTCTTCACGATCGCCCTTGATCCGGTCCAGCCGCTCACGTGAGTTCTCGTGTTTGGCCCCACTGACCGCGCGCTCCACCAGCCATTCATGAACGTCCTGGGTGTCGTACTCATTTGCCTGGCCACGCTGGCCGGCTTTGGCAACGGGGAACGATGGGTCCTTCTGGTAGGTCGTGAAGGAGCGCTCAGAGATACCAAAGATCTCTGCCAGCTCTCGCTTGTTCACTCGCTTACCCATCAGAACGCCCGTTTTTTGATACGAAATCGCCCTCTGAATCCGTTAATGTTCGAATTCAGCAGTTCAGCTATCCCGTAAGTGCTTGTTCTTAAAGTGAGGAAGGAAGGCCAAGGCCGCCTGAGGTGTGCAAAAATTCCGCGTCTGCGCTGCCCTCGTTGGCCGCACCTCTCTGGAAGGACCCGTTGGGTCCCGGATCACATGGTTACCCGGAAGTTCGTGTCTGCCGTGCTCACACAGCGGACGGCTGTTACAGAATTTGCCATGACGCCATCGGCATAAGTGCTCACATCTCCATCCGGCCAGGGCTGTGAAGTAGCAGTCCCAGCCTCAGCTTCTTGGATCGTATCCTGGGTGTATTCAACCCGGGCAGTACCGGCTGAAGGATCAACACTCACGGTGAACTCATCAGGACCTGGTGGGATCACAATCCAGTCACTCGTGCCGTTCACCGTCTCCTTGTGATTGAAACGCTGACGAGCAATCGCGTTGTTATCCAGGAACTGTCTGTCGCCTACATCAGGCGCAAGGTATTTGGCGCTCATGTCGTCACCTGTATCAATAGTTATTGGGAGAGGGAGTTAGGGCTTAAATGGTATCGGGCACAATTCGCTGAAGCCCCAGGCTTGCAATAAAGTCCCATGGGTTGGCGTCTTCTGCGCTCATTTGGAGGTCGTTTTTGAAAGCAGTGATCGAACCTGCGGGCTCACGGCCACGCTCTTGGGCCAACTGGTCGACGTAAGTCTTGAATTCCGTTGTGGTCATATTGAGCAGCGCATCACGGGTTTCCACCTGAAGCGGCGTATAGGCCGCCCAATGCGTCGGATCACCTGTGCCATCGGCAGACAACGGAACAGTGAATGTATTTGTTCCTCCGACATCCGGATCAAGGATGCTGAACACATCTGAGCTGTTCTTCAGAACCCCGTTGCTGACTACTAAACAGTAACGGCCAGTCCAGTTCATCATGCGCCCCTCAGCTTGTTGAGATATTTCGTCACCGCTGCCGTCTCATCGGCAGTGAGCGGTCGATCCAGATAAATAACGCTGTAGGTCTCGGCAACAGTAGGCAGATTGGTATCACCGCTTATGGTCTGGCCTGTCAGGATGGTTACGCCAGAGCCATCGGCGTAAGCCAAAGTTGCATTAGTGCCAAGATCAGGGAGGTTTGCAGTGATGGCGTCATCGAACAGGTCGTCTTCCAGCCAATTCAGCGTTCCATCTGTGCGATATAAGCGTTTGCTTGCGGATGCGGATTGTGCGGCGTGATTGCCTGCGAGCTCTTTTACTGAGACATTGTCAATGGTGCCGCTAAAGAACGAACCTGTACCTAGCCATCCAGCTCTAATCACAAAGTCAACGCCAGTTGCCTCAATGTTCAGCTCAACAGTGCCGTCGCCCTCGGTGTACTCCCTTGCCCAAACGTTGGCCCCATCGGGGTTGAAGCGCAAGGTCAAAGCCTCTCCTTCCGTGCCGCCAAATGTTACGCCGAATTTAATCTTGTACCGCTTTCCAATAGTTAAAATTCCGGGTTGGTATATATTCCCGGCAGTTGAACCATCTGCTTGAGCAACGCCTCCAGCAATCGTCCAAACGGACTCTTTCGTCCAGTCGGTGTCGGCATCAAAACCGCCGTTTGCCACCTGCTCAGTTCCAAGCCTCAAACCTTGAGACTTATCTAGCATCAACCCAACCGGATCGCCGTCAGCCGTAACCGGAATCGTCTCTGCGCTATCCTGATACAAATACTGCGGCTCAGGCAGATAGAAAGCCCCTTGCTCGCCATTGGCAAACAGGCTCAGAGGGTCAAACGCAGATCCACGGAACACAGAGCGAAACAGCGGCCGGAATAACGGTCTGACGATGGGACTTGCTACGCTCACTTTGATTCACCTTTGGATTGCCACTCACGGGCATCAGACTTATCGGCATTGCACTGGGTAATAGCCGCCTTTAGCGCCTCGCCCCAGATCGGGCAATGGTCAATTCGCTGGCTTTGCGGTGCCGGGATCGGTGTTGGTTCCAGGTACTGGGCTGGCACTTCCTGCCGGACCACTTCCGTCCTCGTCAGATACTGTGTCTTCACGCATCCGCTCAAAAACAGCGTCAGGCCACAGATAATCAGGGCCGCTACACGGGGCATCTTTCAGCGCCTCCTCAAGTTCAGACTGAACCGCAGCCAGCTGCCGGGCCTGTTGCCGTTGGCGTTGCTGGCGTTCCAGGGCTTTCTGGTCTCGCCACTGGATGTCCGCCTGAAGCTCATCAATCCGGTTCTGGTTCTCGGCGTTGGTTACCTTCGCTTGGTTCAGGGCCTGGCCCATCTTCGCCACATCGGCCAGCAGCTGGTCGCGTTCAGCCATCAACCAGGCAATGGTCCCGGCTAGGATGCCAAGCAGCACCAGCGCACCACCAATCACCCAGGGGGCCAGCTTTGCCTTGATCGCCTCGGAGATCACGAAAGCTTCCTGGTGAAGAAGTCCGTCAGCAGCTTCTTGACCTTCTCAGCACCAAGATGGCCAACGATGGCGCAACCGGCGGCGCTCATGCTGGGCGACCAGGCAAACATCTCGGAGAACACCGTGTACGTGATCAGGCCGAAGAAGCCAGAGGACACGATCGCCAGTACGAAGGCGCTCCAGTCCCACTTCCGGCTCCCGTTCTTCACGTCCATGAGGAAGGCTACACCGCCACCGAACACGGCGAGCAGCACGGCCCAGATTGTGTCCCAGAATTCGGCCACCTTGTGGAACAGCGTTAGGATGGCTTTCTCAAGCATCTTCTTGTCCATAACGGTTTGGGGTTCGCGATCAGGATGAGGGGTATTGATTCCAAGGCAGCTGGAAATGGGGGCCGTCCTTGAAAGTCACCCAGTCGCCGCCCCACTCAATTGGCACGCCTAGCTCACTGGCGGCCTGTTTCATTGCATCGGCGATTTTGTAATACAGCGGCCAGTCCCAGCGAACGCCGCCGGTAACCCAAGCGCCAAGGTCAACCGCATGGCCGGTCAAGTGCCGGCTGTTCATAGTGGAAGACGCACCAGATTCAAACAGCTCTTTCTGCCGGGACTTCGAACGAACGCCTTCAAGCACCGTGAAATCCACATCCGTGATCTGGATGGCGCGCTCAACAACCGAAAAGAGATCGTCATGAACCCCAGAGAGCCTAGCCAGAGATCTGCTGCTCAACCTGAAGCCCATGCCAACCCCCAAAAATAAAAAAGCCCGCCGGCAACCACCGCGGGCAAATCCAACAAGACCAAACGTGAGAAACGAATGACGCAACAATGCAAAAGCCCAAAAGAAAAACCCGGCCATCGCTGACCGGGTTCCTCAGGGCTCTTTGGTGTCCAGCCATACTTCTGCGACTGTACGTGATTCAGGCTATATCCGTGCATGCACGAAGTCAAGCTAATTTAGTTTTACTAAATTCGCTATTCGAAGAGCCGTCCATCCACCCAGGCCTCCGCACTGCGCAACAGCACCCGCACCTTCTCGCGGCTCATTTTCACCGTCAGGCCGATCTGCGAGTAATCCCACCGCTGCACGTAGTAGCCCACCAGCACTTTGCGCATATCCGGCTCACGGGTTTTCAGGCAGGCCACCGCCTGGTCCACAGCCATTGCCTCATCATCCGGCACATTGCAGCCACCAGAGGCCGCTGACAGCCTCACGGACGAATAACCCAGGCTGGGCCCGCCACTGCGTACCCACTCACCCCACTGCTGAAGCCGTCCACGGGTATTCTCAAGCATCACGTTCTCCCATTCTCCGTTTTTATCGATGTGCACCCCATGTGCAGGGTTGTTTTTAAACCCTGCACGTATTCAGCCTTACTGTCCCAACGTTTGTGCAGGGTGTGCAGGGTGTGCATGGTTATATCCTCGCGCGTGAGAAAAAAATAAAAACAAGGCCTTCAATAACGGGTGCAATACATACGCACGCGTACGCGCGTAACAACCCTGCACACCCTGCACACCCTGCACATCCCTTCTGCGCCAAGGCCTGAACACGTGCAGGGTTGTTTCTGAACCCTGCACGTACCCTGCACGTCCCTGCACAAACCACGGTTAATACCCATCATTCCGGCTCCGTATTGCCGGCCTTCAGCCGGAATTCCGCAACGCAACCGCCCAGGTGATCGATCTTCGACTTACCCTGGGGCGGATCCTCCAACACAAACATCATCGCCTGCTGCTCAACGCCACGAACCCGGAACCGCTCCCGGGACTTTGTCACCCGGCTCGATAAGATCGTCAGCAACTTGGTTTCCGTGAGCGGCCGGTTACCCGTCTCAGAGCACCACCGCCGGTAATAAAGGTACAGGTCCCGCGTTGTGCAGCTGTGGAATGGAATATCCAGCTCCCCGGCTTTCCAGTCCCGATAGAACACCTCGAAGTTAGGCAGGCTGAACTCCACAATCCGTTGCCTGGCCGTTGTCTGAATCGGTTTCGTGTGGGGATTAAAGTTGCCCAGGGGATAATCCAGCAGGTACTGGTAAAAAGCGGAAGGCCCGCCATTATCCAGCTCCCTGGAAACGCCATGCTGCAGGTTTTCGCTGAGGGTTGTCCGAGGCCAGACAACCAGGAAGCGCCGGTCCGAAGGCTCCAGCGGGAACGGCTGAATCTCGTTACTGAGAAACACCCCGTTCATATGGTTCGCCTCCTCCCAGCCAGACACAAACTTCCGCTCGATCCGCTGGGTGGTGCCCGTAATCATGTGCTTAATCGTGCCCATCTGGTTGTGCTTCTCGGTCCGGGAAAGCACCTCCTCGAACACTGCATATAACAACCGGCTGCGCCAGTCCGTGTACTGGGATTCCAGCTGGTGCTGGCCAAGCACACTCGCATATCGCCCGTAAATCGCCGTCATCACCCGGCCAAAGAAGAGCGACTTACCACTCCCCTGCACGTCCGAGTGAAACAGCAAGGCAGTGTCCAGCTTTGCGCCAACGTGCTGCAGCGGGTAAGCCAGCCACTTCAGCACCCAGTCGTAAATCTCCTCATCGTGATTACAAAGGTGCAGCAACAGCAGGCGGATCGAATTGCAGCGAACATAGGAATCGTCTTTGGCGGCTTCATCCGGCGCCAGGGGGATGCCGGTGAAGGTATTGATCTGCTTTTCAGGGTCTGATGTCTGGGTAGGGTCAAAAACAATGTCTTCCTGGTTGCACCACCTCCGCTTGGGATGCTCCATCCAGCGCGTGTACTCAGTCGGCATCAGCGCCTTCAGCGCTTCCAGCGTCACCACATCCTGGTACACGCTGTCCCAGACGTTTTTCGTCGGGTAGATGTACACGAACCGGTTCAGGATGCGGGCCATTGCATCGTTTTCAGGCTGGGCATGCGCCTGGCCGTTCACCTCGAACCACGTCGTGGTCTTGCGCCTCTCATGATTCAGCCACGCATTGAACACCTTGGCGCCCAACGTGGCCTTCATGCCCGATTGCTTGTAGACCTTCTTCCCGTGCTGATCGTAAACCTTGGTTTCCCCATGGATCAGCGCATAGCGCTTCAGGGCATTCTCCAGGGGATCACCCCCCCCCGCACCCCCTGAATCAGAGGGGGCCAGGGGAGATTGATCCTCCGGTATTTCCGAGTTAACCGGGCCGGCTTCAATGGCGGCCATCACCTGTTTTCGAACAGCATCCAGGCCCATGGCCTTGTGAAGATCATTGAAGTCAGTCAACGCCATGGGTGCCCTCCGCGAAATCCGGGACCACCCACACACCGCCGACCGCACTGGCAGCCGCCCGGGCCTTGCTCGCGCCCGGATTGCCTTCGGTTTCCGAATCGTTATCACCGGCCACACAGATCAGCGCATCCGGCAATGCACCGCGCAGCGCCCTGCAAACCGGATCCAGGTTGCCGGCATCGAAGGCCACCGCCACCGGCAGGCCCGTGGCCATGTGCACGCTGGCACCCGTGGCATACCCCTCAACCACCACCAGCGGGCAATCCACCTCAGGAATATTGCCCAGCCAGTGAAAAGCGCCCTTCTTAGGCGTGCCGGTCAGGAACTTCTTTGTGCCCTCCGGATCGATGAACTGCAGGCCAACAAGAGACAGCGTGAACGCCTGGCCTTCCACCGGATCGCCAAGGCGATACAGGGGCACAACAACACTGCCCCGGCTGAACCGCAGCCCATAGGCGCGAATGCCCTTTTTGTCCAGGTAAGGGCTTTTGCCCTCCTCCGGCAAGCCGGCCCAGATCTTCTTCGCACGCTTTCGGCAGTCCTCAGCCGTTCGCCGGGCTTCCTCAGCAGCCTTTTCCTGAGCCTGCTTTCGCCGGCGCTCGTATTCCGCCCGGTCCGCCTCGCTCAGCGAACCCTCAGGCATGCCGACCTTCCGCTTTTCATCCAGCTTGTAGTTACCGAATGCGCCAGCCAGGCCAAAGCCACCAGAGCTCAGGCGAAACTCATGCACCACATACCATCCGGATTTCTTTCTGCCCTTGTCGGGCCGGGGAAGGGAAACAGGAACCCGGACCAGCTGGCCTGAGGTATCCAGCGAATCAGCCTCCAGGCCGAGTTCGCGCATCTGGGTGAGCACCGCATTAACGTCCATTGCGGCCTCCGCAATTCGTGGAAAGTGACATGGAAAGAGCCCTCTATCCAGTATCTGTCTGGTCAGTGTCTACACGGGTACTTATGCGGCGGATTGGCCGGAGTCATCATCGGGACCAGAACCAAAGACATCTGGTCGCATTTCGTAGCGTGTTACCGCACCGTCAGAGGCCCGCTCCAACTCAATACAGTGCTCTGATGGAACACGCTTCCAACAATTGAGAGCAGGCGGGCTGATGCCGCAGATTTGAGCGACTTTGCGCTTTGTTTTGATGTTCGGGTGAGCCTTCAGCTTCTCGAAAATATCGTCCAGGTGCATCGCTCCGATCTCGCAAACTTAATTTAATTAAGTCGAGCTTAACCCCGTTGCTGTGCATTGACAAGGTAAGAATTTACTTTTGCGCCATGGACAAACATGAAGAATTTCTTAATCGGCTGAACGAAGCCATCAAACACGGCGATGCGAAGCAGGTTCGTATTGCTGAGTACTGCGACGTTTCAGAACAAGCCGTGGCGCGATGGAAAAAAACAGGCCAGATCAGCAAAGACAACCTTTTTTCACTGAGCGAAATCAGCGGGTTCAGATACTTGTGGATTAAAGAGGGCCAAGAGCCAAAGCGGATAGCCTCCATAAGCGAAAACAGAAAAGAGTATATGCAGGCTGAAAATGCCAAGGTCTATTACGCCCGTGACACTGCCGAACAACATCCAGAGTTAGAGCAGCTTATCGAGGTCATCAGGAGAGCCCACTCAAATAAAATTCTGTCTGATCAGGCCATAAGCCACCTAACCAACTTCATCAGGACTATTACAGCCAATCGATAATCTGGAGGCCACCGATATGGACATCAGCGAAGTCTTGCAAGAGGCAGCTCAGAACGGAGAGGTTTTGACAATCGCTTATCATGGAGGATCCCAGCCAGGGGCAAAAAGGCAGATTGCTCCAATTAAAGTGAAAGACGACAAGCTTCGCGCTCGTTGCTTTAGCTCAGAATCGGTTAAAGTTTTTCGAATTGACAAGATAGAGATTCTTGAGGGCGACGCCGCCGAAAGTTACACGGCCCCTACTCCATCCCCAAAATTTAAGGACATTGAAGACCTGGTTGCACACCATCTTGAGAACTTTAAGAAAAAGGGGTGGACGGTTGATGTTTCTGAGGAAAGTTTGCTGCTATTTGATCATTTCAAAAATGGTAAGCCCAGAAAGACACCTGCGCTCTCCCTATTCTACGAAAAATACACATCCGAGCTGTATTGGGACGGAGAAGAAGACTCAGACTTTGCCTGCGTAGAGCGGGAGAAACCATGGAGCGTTTCCGCACGACGTAAAATCTTCTCGGCATTCAAGCACTTCCATAAAGCTGCAGACAGGTTCCTAACTTTGGAGTCGCAGTCCTCGCCGCACCCTAAAGAATAACCAGATTAAGTTTTTCTAAATTTCCTTGACTCCCCGCTAAAGCGGGGTTAAGTTTGCCTTAATTCTTAATTGAATTGAGGGAAACTTAATGGACACCTTCACCGCCACCGAATTCACAGCCTGCAACAAGAACCGCAAGTTCACCAACGCCGAGCTTGAAACACTGGCGTGGATGGCAGAGGGCAAAGAGAACTTCGCCATCGGCCTGCTACGCGGCCACGGTGAGCCTGGCGCCAAAAAGTTGGTGTCTGCGGTGCTCCACAAGCTTGACTGCAACAACCGTTGCCTGGCCATTGCCCGCGCGTTTGCCAAGGGCTACCTCATGGCCAAGGCCAGCTCCACCCAGCTCATCGCCGCCGGCCTGATTGTGCTCAGCGGCGTTACCTCCGTCACCGGTACCGGTGATGCATTCCTGAGAACAGCCAGCAGCCGCAGCCCAGGCGTTTACCGCGTGCGCTGGGAAGAAGTGCTGCCGGCCAACCATGGGAGCGCTGCGTGATGGATATCCAAACCGTATGCCGGGTACTGCAACCCATCTGGGATCTGGAGCGGGAATCCGGAGACAACGCCTGGTTCCAGCAAGAGCTGGCCAAACAGATTCAGGCCACCGGCAAAACCGCCCGCGACCTGACCGTTGGTGAATTGCTGGCGCTGTGCAAAAAGGCAGATGCCGCACTGGGGGAGGCCGAAGCATGAGCCAGACCACCCCACTCTACGAAGCCGCCCGCATGCTCAACCTTGGGCCGCAGAAACTGTACCGCGCTTTGCGCCACCGTCAGGTGCTGGACAAAAACAACCTCCCGTACCGCCGTTACGTCGAGCAGGGCCTGTTCACCAGCGAGCTCAAATCCTACGAACACCCAACCCTGGGCCCGAGAACCTACGCCACCCCGCATGCCACCGATAAGGGCATCCAGTGGCTAGCCCGGGAATTCGAAATCGAGATCACCAAAGCCAACACACAGAAGACAGGAACGGATGCATGAACCAGGAACATAAGCCCACGGCCAACCAACTCCTCGCCAGCTGGCAGCTGATCTGGACACGAGTCCTGGCAGGCAAACCGGCCCCGATCAAAGAGGCCATCGCCAGCCACGTGCAGCTGTTCCCCAAGGGCAACCAGAGCGAAGTGCGCAGCCGGGTGGAACGGTTGGTTAACGGCCACCAGAGCAGCCCGCATACCGTCAAGGGCCTGCTGGCCCGCGGCAAAGCCACCCTCCGCCGAGTGTAAGGAGAGCCCCATGGCAACCATCAACATCCCGGACACCACATCCGTAGGCGAGCTCCAGAAAGCCCTGGCAGTGGTCGGCAAGCACCTGCAGTACACCGCCCGCCCGGGCCAGCCGCCGAAACAGGAGGACATCCCCCATGGCCACAACCGCCGTACTGCTCATCTGCAGCTTGTACCTGGTCTGGCTGACCAAACACGCAACCATTGAAAGGACTCACACCGATGAAATCAGAGAAAAATCCCGCATACGAACATGGCGCTCCCAGCTCACTGTTCCCCTCCCGGGACGTAAGCTCCGCATTCCACTCACAGAGCGCCAGTTCATCGAACCAGCAGGCCCCGGAAAGCCGCCTCACCTGGCTGGACCTGCACACACGCCCGGCCAACGTACGGCAGGCCGTCACCACCCTGCTCAACGAGGCCATGAAAGGCACCAGCGATGCCAAGCGCGCCGGCCTCTTTCTGTTGTCCCTATGGAGCCCCGGCCGGTACCCCCTGGACCTGAATGAACTGGGCTTCTTCGAGCGCGAACTCAACTACGCCGTGCGCCACCTGCTCAACTTCATCATCGCAGGCCAGGTGAACATCCGGATGATCCTCACACACAGCGAAATGGCGCCCGTGATGGCCGCCTGGGGAGAAGAAGAGGCATGAGCCCGGCGGATCAGCAACCAGCACTCAGCCCGGAAGAGCTGCACGTGGCCTACGACGAACTCGTGGTGCACTTCGCCCGGGCAGCTGGCCACCTGGAACACGCCACCCGGAACTTGGCCGATCTGGGCAGCCAGAACGCCCGGTTGCTCAGGGCCCTGGCTGAAATCCGCGAGGCCGCCGGCGCCACAGGTACCGGCACCAGCCACCGCGAACTGTGCCTGATGATCCGCCACTACCGAGCCGAAGCCACCAAGGAGCGCAACTGATGGCCCACGCCTGCATGACCAAAACCCACAACCTGGCAGCGCTCATGCGCCTGTCAGACCTGGAATTGCGCATCGAGATACAGAACGCAGCCGCGGCTGACCCCCTGCAAGGCCTGCACCTGTGCCATGAACTGCTGGATGCAGAGAAGTACTACCCCACCCGCCAGGGCCTCTGCCGACTGGTGGGCCGGGAGGTAGAGAAGATTGGCAAACAACTCACCAACCAACCGGAGATGAACCCGTGAGCACAAGCAACCGGGGTACAGACCTGCCCCAATTCATCAACGACCTGGACGGCGGCGTATTCGCCGAAAAGGTCTCCCGAGCGCTCAGCGATGTAGCCGCCGGCGTGATCGATTTCGATGACAAAGGCGAGCTGACCATCAAGCTCAAGTTCGCCCGCATCGGCAACAGCTACCGAGTCGGCATCAAGCACGCACTCACCTACAAAGTGCCCGAAGCCAACGGGAGCTACAGCCAGGAGAACACCACCGAAAGCGTGATGCACGTGAACAGCGGTGGCCGCATGAGCATGTTCCCCGAAAACCAGAACCAGCTGTTCACCCGCACCGGTGATCCGCAAACCCACCCCGAGGACAGGGAATAACCGATGACCACCGACGCACTCAAAGACAACGGCGCCCTGCACGAATACACGAAAGTTGTGCAGGCAGACCAGATCCAGAAGTTCATCCAGGAACAGACCGACGGCACAGCCGTAGCCATCCCGGAAGGGGTGAAAGTTGCCGATCTGGAGAACTACCTGGAAAACCGCCGCCGGTACCGGGGCTCCATGAAAACCAGCCTGATTGACGAGTTCGTGGAATTCGTGACCACCACCGTCGACCAGTACGGCGAGTTTGCAGCCGATCACTTCCCGTGCTTTGTCAGTCCGGAGGTAATGAAAGCCGTCGCCTTCTTCAACCTGGGAGAAGTGGACGCCCCCGGCCACGGCGATCACCGCGCCTACCTCGACCTTCAGGAAACCGAATCCTTCCGTGAGCTCATGAAAATCAACGGCGCCCGCCTCGACCAGCGCACCCTGGCCGAATGGCTGGAAGACTGGCGGGACCACCTCAAAACTTTCGCCGAAGACCTGGAAACCGTGCTGCCACTGGCCGCCGCCGTCAGCGCCATCCGCCGAGTCACCATCGGCACCAGCGCCGAGGCCACCAGCGAAGAACAAACCTTCAGCAGCCGCAGGAGTGCCATGGCTGAGGTGGAAGCCAAGCACAAAGACCAGCTCCCGGCTTTCCTGCACTTCACCTGCGAGCCCTACCAGGGCCTGAGCGAACGCACCTTCCTGATCCGCCTGAGCCTCATCACCGGAGACAAGCCCCAGTTCAGCGCCCGCATCGTGCGCCTGGAAACCGCCCGGGAGGAAATGGCCAAAGAACTGGAAGAGCGCCTGCGCAAAGGCTTTGAAGACACCGAAGTGCGCACCTTCGTGGGCATCTTTGATCCCAAGTAACCAACCGCGCCCCACGGGGCGCATCTGAGAGAGCTTTCGCTGAGAGCCCTGCCAGATGCCAACAGAGGAGACCAGCATGACCATCAAACAACTCGCAGCAGACATGGCCAGGTTCTGGCTGCAGGACAACGCCGTTATCATCGACACCGAAACCACCGGCCTCGGCCCCACCGATGAGATCGTGGAAATCAGCGCCATCGATTGCGAAGGCAACGTACTGCTGGACACCCTGGTGCACCCCGTGGGCGAAATCAGCCCCGAGGCCCAGGCCGTCCACCACATCACCGAGGACCAGCTGGCAGACGCGCCCTACTTTAATCACGTGCTGCCCGATCTGCAGGGCATCACCCACAACCGCACCGTGGTGATGTTCAACTCCGCCTTCGATGCCCGCCTGATCATGCAGAGCGCCCGTATCCACGGCTTTCCCGGCCCACGCATCAGCCCCCATTGCGCCATGGTCAACTACGCCAGATTTCACGGCGAATGGGACCACCAGCGGGACCGGTACCGGTGGCAATCTCTCGAAAAAGCCGCCGCCCAGATGGGCGTACAGGTAGACGGCAACGCCCACCGCGCCCTCACCGACTGCCGAACCACCCTCGCACTCATCCAGGCCATGGCCGCTTTTCGCCCAGTCGCCGCATAAAACGCAGGAGAAAGCACGATGGAATACGTTCAAGATCCAAAATTCAACGGCAACGCCACCCTCTACCGCACCCCGGAAGAATGGGAAGCCATGCAGCGCAAAAAGGAAGCCGAATCCCGAGAGCGCTACCAGAACGATCCACAGGCCGCCGCCACCAAACTTTACCAGATCGCCCGGGGCGACACCGGCGGAGGCCGTGCAGCCAGTGCCCTGCTTCTGTCCCTTTGGAACAACAACTACGTGGCCAACCTGCGCGACGTAATATGCAGCCTGGACATCGACAACACCGAGGCCGCCATCGCATTACTGTCCACACTTGGCCCGGGCCATCACCTTGAACGCTACCTCACCCAAGAGCAGATCATCGAAATTATCGATGTGTGGGGTGACATGCATGAGAAGCGGAGGGCAGAAGCGTGAAGCAGGCAGGGCTGGACCTGGGCCATGAACTGGTGGTGGATCTATTCGCCGGTGGCGGTGGTGCATCCTGCGGCATTGAGCAGGGCATCGGCCGGCCGGTGGATATCGGCGTAAACCACGACCCCATGGCCATCACCATGCACCAGGCAAACCACCCACAAACACGCCACTTCTGTGAGAGCGTGTTCAAGGTTAACCCCGTAGAGGTCACGGGGAACCAGCCCGTGGGCCTGCTCTGGGCCAGCCCGGATTGCACTCACCACAGCAAAGCCAAAGGCGGCAAGCCTGTCTCGGCCAAACGCCGTGGGCTTGCGTGGGTCGTCGTGAAATGGGCACGCCGCACCAGGCCCCGGGTGATTATGCTGGAGAACGTGGAAGAGTTTCAGGACTGGGGGCCAGTCATACCGAAACGTGGCCCCGATGGCGAGGTGGTCACATTCCCGGATGGAAAGCCCCACCTGATCCCCTGCCCGGAGCGGAAAGGCCAAGAGTTCAGGAAGTTCGTTGCCCAGCTTGAGCGTCTCGGTTACCAGGTGGAATGGCGCCAGCTTCGTGCCTGCGACTACGGCGCCCCAACCATCCGAAAGCGCCTGTTCATGATCGCCCGCCGGGACGGCCGCAAGATCATTTGGCCAAAGCCCAGCCATGGGCCAGTCGACTCCCTGCCAGTCAAACGCGGTCGAGCCAAGCCCTACCGGACCGCTGCAGAGTGCATTGATTGGTCAATTCCGTGCCCGTCTATTTTCACGAGAAAGCGGCCGCTGGCTGAGAATACCCTGCGGCGGATTGCCCAGGGCATGAAGCGGTTTGTCATCGATGCTGAAGAGCCGTTCATTGTTAATGCGGATGCCTCGATCATCGTGCACACACTGATCGCCATAGATCATGGCAGCGCCAGGAGCGGCTGCAGCTGGAGTGCACAGGAACCGCTAACCACCATCACAACAGAGAACCGACATGCCCTGGTAACCGCATTCCTGGCCAAGCACTACACCGGTGTGGTTGGTACCGATCTGAGAAAACCGCTCAGCACAGTTACCACTGTTGACCACCACTCTCTCGTGGCTGCCTTTATGGCCCCGTACTACGGAAGCGGATCGGGAGAGACAGGACGAGACCTGCGCCAGCCAGCCCCTACTGCCACAACCAAAGATCGGCTGCAGCTGATCACCGTCCAGATCGACGGGGCCACCTATGTAATCACGGATATCGGCATGCGGATGCTCAAGCCTCACGAGCTGTTCATGGCTCAGGGTTTCCCAGCGGACTACGTGATATCACCCGAATTCAACGGCAAGCCAATACCAGGGTATGCCCAGGTCCGGATGTGCGGAAACAGCGTGCCGCCGGTATGGCCGCGAGCCTTGGTTGAGGCCAACTTCGCCCACGAGAAGAAACTGGAGGCCACCGCATGATCACCACCAAAAACGTCACCACACGGGGAGAAATAAGCCATGGGTCTTAAAACCGGAATTGAGTGGACCGAATCCACATGGAACCCGATCCGAGGTTGCTCCCGAGTGAGCGAAGGGTGCCGAAACTGCTACGCAGAGACCGTAGCAAAGCGATTTTCCAGCCCCGGCCAGCCATACGAAGGGCTGATCGCCAAAGGCGGACAGTGGAACGGGCAGGTCAGCCTGGTGGAGCACAAGCTTGATGAGCCCTGTCGCTGGACTAAGCCCCGCCGGATCTTCGTGAATAGCATGAGTGATCTGTTTCATCCAGACGTATCCTTCGAAGAGATCGCCGGCATCTTCGGAATCATGGCGGCCGCGTCCTGGCACACGTTCCAGGTGCTCACCAAGCGGCCAGAAAGGATGCTGGAATTCTTCCAATGGATTGACGATCACCCTGAGCGCCCGCTCTTCGATAGCAAGCAGTTACAGCAAAAGTTTCCAGACCACGACTGGCGACCATTCTTCCTCGCAGATAAAGCGTCTCAGATCTTGCCAAGCAAGGGCGAGAGCCTACGGGTTGAACTGCGGGATGGCTGGCCACTGAAGAACGTTTGGCTTGGCGTGAGCGTTGAGGATCAGGCAACAGCAAACGAGCGAATCCCGCTTTTGCTGAGCGCGCCGGCAGCTGTTCGATGGATCAGCGCCGAGCCATTACTTGGCTCAGTAATGTTGCGCCCCTTTCTGAAACGTGGAGATCACGAACTACGGGAAATGGACCCGATGGCCGCTGCGATGCTTTCTCAGGGAGAGCAGGAAGGGAGTGCATGGGTCAGGCCGGCGATTGATTGGGTGGTTGTTGGAGGAGAATCCGGAACCAACGCCCGCCCCATGCATCCAGATTGGGCAAGGACCCTGCGTGATCAATGCCAGGAAGCTGGCGTTCCGTTTCTGTTCAAGCAGTGGGGTGAGTTCGCGCCGTCCCCTGACGGTGGGCTGCCTGATGACTTGCCGGATTCGGCTGGCTACTACTTCGATCCTCCCCATCCGCCCGGGAAAACTTGGCGATTCGGTAAGAAGCGAGCCGGGCGGTTGCTGGATGGTGAAACCTGGAATCAGTACCCAGGAGTAGACCAATGATCACCACCCGCCTCAACTTCCTGATCCAGGCCTACCGCCACAGCAAAGCCCTCATTGGCGATGCCAACCGTGGCCGCGCCCTACCCGGCCCGGCCTTCCGCATGTGCCACAAAATCCGCCGCGTTGTCTGGGCAGAGATCGAGCGCGTTGCACGCCGCATCAACAAGGCCCGGGCCCAAAAACATCAACAACAGGAGGCAGCCATGCCACACCAAACCAGCGACACCGGTGAAAGCGCCACCCACATCAGCCGCCGCACAGACGACAGGGCCATGAGAGACATCATCAGCGCCCTCCAGGAAGGCGCGCACCTCAAGATCCACGCCAAGGTACGCCGCGCCGCCATCGAAGGCCTCCCGGACAAAGACGCTCGCAACGGCCGCACCATCAGCGCCAGCCGCTGCAAGCGCCTGGCCAAAGAAGGTGTCATCCGGGAGATCGGAATGGACCGCTACGCCATGAACCCGGATTTCAAGCTGGAGGCCTGACCCGATGGGGATCATCTCAACCACGCTGTACAACCTGATCCCCTTCTACTTAGCAATGGGCCTGTACCTGGTACTGGCCTACCACTGCCACCGCACGCCCAGCACCCTGGCCATTGTCAGCCAGCTAACCGGCCTTCTGGTGGCCTACTTTTCGATGCAGATTTGGTGGGTAATGCCATGAACAAAAGTCAACTCAAGGAGCAAGCCAGGAAATACTTCGAGGCCGAAGTGATCATTCCCAAAGGCTACAGCAGCGAGAGAAACGAAAACGGCCTGTATGTTCAGGAAGGCCTGCAAACCGCATGGCGCAACTTTTTCCGGGGCTATGAATCTGCGTATGACGTCGCCCGCGCTCAGGGTGGTCAGGGTGCGGAGCCAGCCGACAGCCAGTGGCTGATCCAGATGCGCGGAGATTACCTCACGACTCGCGGCGTGTGGGAGCGACCAGACCATCGGGGCTACACCAACGACATTCACGAGGCGGGCCGGTATTCAGAAGCTGAGGCAAAAGAAGCGGAGCGAATGCTGCCGAATAAGTGCAAGGCTGTGCGGCTGCCCGTGATCTACACCCAGCCACAGCCCGCCCAAGCGCTCGCAAGTGGGGAGGTGGAGCCGGTGGCGTGGGTGTCGCCAGCACTTTACGGGTCAAAACTGACATTTCAAAAGCCTGAGCCTCCTGAAGGCTGGGAAGATTATGCGGATGACTGGTATTGCCGCCCTCTCATCTACGCCGACACCCAGCCCCAGCCCGCCCAGCAAGGGAGTGTGCCGGAGGGGTTCGCCCTGGTTCCACAGTCGATGCTTCTAAGTTACGAAGACATTGAAAATATCATGACTATGACCGGCTGGAATGAAGGCCGCGATGATTTCGGTGAAGGCGTCCTTTGGGTCGGCAACCTCAAAGATGATGATGGCAACGAAACCTATGGCCTTAATATCAGCTGTATTGAAGTGATGGAGGAAGGCGCACTTCCGGTTAACGAATTCGAGCGCCCAGCGCTAAAAAACAGCGCAGAGAGCCATGAGTGGGTGAGATGTGACGAGCGCTTGCCGACCGACTCAGATGCCGATTGCGAGGGAAGGATTTGGCTGCGCTGGCCCAAGGGCGAGACTGAAAGGGTGTTATTCAGAACCACGTCATGGAGATACCTGGCCGACCCGAAAGACTCTTTCATGTGGGCTCGCACCGGCCTCAAGCGCCCACAACCAACAGCACAGGGAGGTGGGTGATGCAGATCGTTATCCAAAAGTGCCCGCGCTGCATTTGGCATATCAACTGCCCGGAAAATCCCCACAAAAGCGGTGTGGTGAAAGATTATCCGCCTCACGGTGACGTTACTCCAATACAGTGTATGCACTGCGGACAAAAAGGCTCGATTCTTCGGGGCACTCACTTTGACGTGGACTTTGAGGCAGGGCCGCCAGTCGAGCATGGAGAGGAGTCATGAAAAACAGAATAACAGATAAAAGGCGCAAGGAGGGTGACGCTCTTGAGCGAGAACAAATGCAAGCAAACCTAGAGCGTGATTACGGGCGCAACCGACCAACTCCGCAAGATCAAAAAGAAAACTTGGCTGATCTAATTCTGAAACAGCGAGATCAGAACGAAGAACTCCGTCAGCAACTCGAACAGGCTCAGGCGCGAGAAGTGGAGCTTCTCACCATCTGCCAGTCTATTCAGCGGGATCTCCTATTGCGGGCGGAACCTGACTGGGATGGGAGTGGGCGACAAGTCGTCAACCTGAGTGCCGGCTTCTGGGACGAACTGAACCGGGTCATCGGGAAGTACGATGACAGCGCCAGCAAGTCCTTCGATGCCATGATCCTGAGGCAGAAAGCTGAGGTCTTGCGGGCGTCTGTAGATCTGCTGCACAAGAACCCCTATGCGAGGATGGCCAGCCCCCACCTTCTGAGGGAAGCGGATCGACTGGATATGGAAGCTCGGGAACTGGACGCCAAGCAGGCGGGAGGCAACCAATGCCAGTAACCACCCCGCCCTTTCTCTGCCCGGATGGCAGCAACCCGTGCGGCCGCTACGGCTATTGCGCCTACTGCCCGCACGATGGAAAAGCGAAATCAAAGGAGCGCGCTCGGAAAGAGCAGTACTGCAATTACCCGGACTGCCAATGCCCCTTTGATCGAGGCCCCGAATTCTTCTGCCTCAAATCGCTCCCCCAGGACCCAGCAGAGATGAAGTAGTGAGGTAACCACTATGGCAAAACTCATTCCCCTGGAAGAATGGCGAAAGCAGACCTTCGCCGAACCCCGCCCATCCATGCGTGTGTGCTACAAATGGGCGAACGAGGGTCACATCGTTGGCGCCCGAAAATACGGCGGCATGTGGTTCGTAGATCCGGACAAGGAAAAACAGACCACCGGCAACCCACTGGTGGATAAGGTACTGGCAGGCTGATGGCACCGAGAAAACGGCTCAGGAAGAACAAGGATCTGGCGCTGAACCTGTACGCCTACACCAAAAACGGCGTCACCTATTTCAGCTACAAGCATCCCAAGACCGGGAAGTACCACCCCATGGGGAGCAACAGGCAGGAAGCCAACGCCGCCGCTCGCCAGCTCAACAGCATACTGATCAAAGAGTCAGACCTGGTGAGCCAGGTAATGGGCACCGCAAACAAGGACGTAGCCCACCTGATCAAGCGGTACCGGGAAGAATTCGTACCCGGCAAAAAGCTGGCCGCCGGCACCCTGAAAATACTCGAGTACCGCCTCAACAGGATCGCCCGGGATATCGGCACCCAACCGATCGATGAAGTCGACGTGCCCTACATCGCCAACTACCTGGACAAGAACTTCCAGCGGGACGCCTACATCAAACACCGCGCCACCCTGATCGACCTGTTCCGGTTCGCCATCATGAAAGGCCTGTACCCAGCCGAAGCCGGCAACCCGGCAGAAATCACCTACGCCAAGTCCGAATATGAAAAGGCCCGGCGGCGCCTCACTCTGCCCCAGTTCTGGGAGATCCACGAAAAGGCCGAACCCTGGATGCAGCTCGCCATGGAGATCGCACTGATCACCCTCCAGGGCCGCGCGGAAGTCATCAACATGAAGTTCTCAGACTACCAGGACAAAACCCTCCAGGTAGTCCGCCAAAAATCCAGCAAGCACGAACACTCACACTTGAAGATCCACTGCCCCCAGCTGGAAGACATCATCACCCGGGCCAGGCAATCCGGCATCGCCAGCCCCTACATCATCCACCGAAGGCCAGAGCGCAAGGTGGAAGCCGAAGGCCGCGACCACTGGACCAAGCTCACACCCAACACCTTCACCGCCGAGTTCCGCAAAACCCGGGACAAGTGCAAATGCTTCGAAGCCATGCCCAGGCAGAACCGCCCCACATTCCACGAAATCCGCGCCCTGGGCTCATGGTTGTACAAAAAGCAAGGGTACGATAACGAGACCTACATCCAGCCGCTCATGGCTCACGCTGATCAGAAAATGACGGAGCATTACCAGCAGGGGCATGAGCGGCAGTGGGTGATGGTGGAGGCAGGATTAGACCTGAAAGCCGGCGGGAAATGATTCGAGATATACAGTACGTAATGCGTTGATTTACAATAGCTGCAAAGTGTGCACGGAAGGCGGGTAATTTAGCGGCTTAATTACTTTGCTTTCAACAGGTTGCAGGCGTTGAAATGCAATTTTGACATGGTAGAGGTCCCCAGTTCGAATCTGGGTGGTCCTACCAATCCTGCCAAAGATTCCAAAAGCCGTGCCGGGAAACCAGCACGGCTTTTTTCTTGTTTATTCTTGCCTTGTGCTCGAGACCACCCCATTCTGTAGCTGATGAAAAAACACGAAATAAAAACCCTTCGGGAAAAAAGCCAGGTCGACTCCGTCAAGATCGTCAGATCGCCGTCGGATGCAACCGAGTGGGTCGTGCTCATCAAAATACTCGGCGGGCAAAGCTTTTTCCTGATTTCTGACCTTGACGAGGTATGCAGCTATGCATCCCTCGATACCGCAGTCTCGGAACTGGATGCGTTGGGATTTGCACGGGCGGAAGTCCTGTTTTAA